GAAATTAGAGACTATAGTAATATATATATATATATATATATATATATATATATATATCCAATGGATAACAATATACCACCAGTGATTAATGGAGAACAGATGAGTAATAATATAAAGAGTAATGCCTCTTATATGTATATAGCAGTTGATAACATAGATGCAGAAGCTGTAAAAGAATTATTAAACGAATACAACGACTACGAAGCTCGTTTTAGGTTTGACTTAGAATTTCCCCCTAATAAGCAACAAGAAGTTCTCCCTATTGACAAATACGTCAAAATATTGAAACAATCGAAAGAAAAAGAACGTGGAAAAACACCATTGCAACTAGCTAAACATATCCGAACCACCTTCAATGGGGATCCTGAAGGATTTGCTGATGAGATACTAGAAATTCAGGAAATTATTGGTTTACTTGAAAAAAAAATGAATCCTGAAGGCAATAATAATGAGAATGAACAAACGGATGAGTATGGACGAAGTATTATTAATAATACAAAGCCTAATAAAACTGATCTGTATATAGCAGTTAATAAAACAGAGGTAGAAACTGTAAAAAACTTATTAAACGAAAACGCTGACTACACAACTCGTTTTAGTGTGAAAAAAACAACTGACCCTAATGGTAATCTAGACTTTATACCTATAGAAGAAGATGATGGACAAACACCATTGGAACTAGCTAAATACAAACTAAAAGAATACGAAATGTATCCTGAATATTATGTTGATGCTATAAACAAAATTAAGGAAATTATTGGTTTACTTGAAAAAAAAATGAGTTCTAACGCCAGTAATCCAAGTGGAGGAAAAAAATCCACCAAAAAACACAAAAAATCCCATCAGAAAAAACAAACCAAAAAACGAGGCGGAAAATCCACCAAAAAATCAAGAAAATCTCATCGTAAATAAAAAATTGATTACTACAGAATATATAAACGTATTGCATATATATTCTATAACACAGAATGAAACAAAAATCCATAACCAACTTTTTCAACATTTCGGCAAAAATAATTCCGCAAGCGGTTGCGTCCACTGCGGCGGACACCATGTCTCCTATATCAGAAATACACACTATAGAAAACGCCAACTCACTAAAAGATGCTTCCAATAATACCACCGATTTACATTATTGTATGATGTTTGACGGTTGTAGTAAAGGCAACCCGGGACCGGCCGGTGCAGGCGCCGTTATATATTTGAACAACTCTGAAATATGGTCGCGCGCTATTTATGTCGGAAGTCGTGAAACGAATAACATGGCAGAATATACCGGATTATTATTGGGTTTAAATGAAGCCGTTCGCAGAAAACTCCGGGTTCTCACTGTAAAAGGGGATAGTGAAGTAGTTATCAAACAAATGTTGGGAAAATATAAAGTGAAATCGGAGAACTTGCTTGATATATACAATCAGGCCAAAGACCTAGAAAAGCATTTTGATAAAATAGATTATATACATGTGTATAGACATTTGAATATCCGTGCGGATGCATTGTCCAATGAAGGTTTAGCAAAAGTACGTGCTGTGAATGTCTAGACTTGTGATGTGATGCCCAGGGGGCATCATAGTCCATACACCCAGCATGATGCTGACCGTAGTGTGTTTTAACCACTACGGTCAGACATTAAATAATCTCATTATATTTTATATACCATCACATTATTATGCCTCTTATCCAAATGAGCGAGTTTTCTTCCACTAATACTCCATCTGTTGGAGTATTGCCTCAACCATATGTAAGTTCTCTTGGTGGATATACCTATAAATATGAATCAAAAGGAGGTAAACGCAAAAGCAAACGAAACCATAAAAAACTTACGAAAAAGGCCAGAAAGAATAGAGTTTCTAGGAGAACAAGATACAACAGGTAATACGATTTAGACGTTTTCTGTAATGTATTCCAATGTATTCCAATTAATCAAACACTTTTTTTCTGAAAATGTTTGTTTAGCCCCACATCCTTCATCATCGCTACCGACTTCATTTGACCCAGTAATACTAGTAGCTACCGGTTCAAATACGCGTTTCCATGTTTTATCGTCCTTCCAATCTATAGACATACCCGCATACATACGGCTATCGATTTGCCGGATGCGGTAATTGCATTTTTTATAAAATCGTTTGCGCTGTGTCCACTGGTTTTGGAAAATATCATGACTATCCACTATATCTACTATAATCGGGTTCTCATGTTTTACACGCAAAATACGCCCCACTGATTGTACTATATCCGTTTTTGGGGTTACCATCACAAGGGTTGACAGCGTTTTGATATCCAGGGCCTCCGCCGCCATAGCATATGTTGCTAAAACGACTTGTTTTGTCTCGGTTTCTTGCAGCGCAGTTTGTTTCATACCACCCACATAATATCCCACTTCGGCTATTTTTCTATAGACAATTGCATCATGTAAATAGGTCAATAATGACCTATTATGGGCCAAAATCATGATTTGATTTTCCGGGTTCTCCTTTACTAAATCCCCCACGACGCGAACTATAAAATCGCTACGCGGACCAAACTCGCATAGTTTAGTAATCATTGTGCTATATTTGGGGTTTCCTTTCCAATCGTATTCCACTTCGTTGAATTGGGTGTCCGTAGCGTTATAGACAATACCGCGAACACAAACGGGGTCTTCGTCTTTCCGGGCTTCCGTATAGATTTTGTTGCCGATGAACATATATAACACTTTTGTCAATTTGTCTTTGCGGTCCACTGTAGCGGAAATACCGAGCATATAAGGCGTCACTATTTTCGTCAATGTTTTGGAGAACTGTTCGCTACCAATCCTATGCACTTCGTCTATAATAGTGAGGCCGAAACTGGTGAATGTATTTCCCGGATAATCTTTGTCATAGAGTGTCTGTATCATTCCTATGACAATATCCTTGTTCTCTATATCCATCACTTGGGCCTGTATTTTCCCGACCCGGGCCGTGGGGAGAAACTCGGCAATACGTTCTATCCACTGGTTCATCAAGAACTCTTTATGGACTAGGATGAGGGTCTTTTTGTGCAATAGGGAAATTATTTTTAACCCCATAACGGTATTATGGGTTACCGTAAAATCGCCTAAAACAAATCGGCGATTTCCATCAATTTCAAATCCATAATAATCATCGTCAGGTAATTCAGTGACTTCTATTTCATAAGATAAATCACGAGATAACTTTATGGAAAATGTTGTATTGTCGTGTAAAATCACGCGAAAACCGCATGCACGAGCCATAAAGACAACACGATTGTATTCTTCTGGAAGTGTATTGGTTATATTAGTTTCTCCGTATATAGTCACAATATTTTCTATGTATTCTAAGTATTCATTAGTAATAGAAGTATGTCCTTGAATAGGAACACGATATCCCCGCCATTTTTTTTCTTTATACGTTTCTAAATATTCACTCACAGAGATATCTATGGTAATGAATGACCCAGGTTCTCTAAGAGACAAAATATGATTGGAGTTTACAATATAAGATACATCTATATTTGGAGAACTCATATCGCGGATTTTATACATGGTTTCCCTACCTCTGGCTAATGTCAATACATTTCTCGGAGTAGAATCATCTCCCATTAATACATCTCCTACAACAATATCCTGCACCATTTTGATTGTTCCATCATACATAAGAACCGGTGTATTTTTGCCTAAACATTTTCCTCGCCCGCAGGGAACCTCCAATATACCTCCACCCCCCTTGTGCAGAGACCCTACGCATAATGCCGCATCCACATGTTTTGTGTATATACCAATAATGTTCTCCTGATAATCACGTATAGATTTGGAGAACTCTACGTCAATATCCAGCCCCGGGTCTACATCAGTTTTGCTGGGTAATCCATATCGCTCTTGGCCATAAAATCGCGGTATATAAATCTTTTTGTCGTTTTCTCTATAGACTGGAAATGCAGTTTCTTCTGCCGCTACGCCATAGGTGGCACCGCTGACGACGGGTTTCATAAACAAATCCTTATATAGGAACTTGAGGTCATCGGGATGTAGATATTCTTTAGGAATGGTATAGCCTTTTTTCCCTAAATGGGAGTTCTCGCGAATACGCTTTCGGTATTCTTCTGTTACTACGAAATCTGGGTCTTTTGGTACACCCGGTGATTTTTTTTTAGCCGCAGAAGCGGCAGCCATTTTACGACGAATAAATGCATTGTGTTGAGATTTCATTTTGAGATTATTGTATAATACTAATATTGTATGAAAAATATCTTTATTACATTTAGCATTATTGCTTTCAATTTTCACCCGTTTTTACATAAAAAATATATAAATCTATGGTATAGATGAAGATACCGGAATCGTTTAAAAATATTTCATCCTTTGAACTTGTGTTATTTTTGGCATTTGTTCTGTATATTATAGTTCCCATTGATGTCCCCGATTGGATGAAGCCATTTGTCAATTCTTCCATTGGAATATTGGTTTTCTTTTGTATAACAGTTGTTCTTTTCGCCTATACAAATCCTATTTTAGGTATATTGTACATATTTGTTGTTTATGAAGTTATGCGCAGAAGTAGCGAGACTTTACATAACCCCCGAGCAATCGTATTGCAATACGAACCATCCCAGGCAACGAAAGATGAGGCATTGCGTAAAATGAACCCGCCCAAAAATGTGAAAACAGTAGAGGAAGAGATTATTGCTGCCCGTGCACCGATCAACAAGACCTATTCCATGGAGGTAGTCCAGACTTCATTTAAACCAATTATAAAAGCAGTGTATGGAGCGTCTCCATATTAATGTCTGGTCGTGTGGATTGATGCCCTCGGGCATCATAGTCCATACAGCTAGCATCATGCTGGTCGTACGGAACGTCATGAGAACCTTGTAGTGAACCAAAAATAAATACCTATAAATACAAATATATACATTATATATTTGTATATCAGACCCAGTCATTAATGACTGGTCGTATGGATTTTTAATCCATATAGTGAGACATTAATACTCAAAATTACCATATTGCGCTAAAAATGCACCCCAAATAGAAAAAATAAATCCATAAATAAAACCAAAACTATACAACAATGTTCTTGCGCGATGATTAGATACACTTGTTGTTCCAACTGACACTAAAATAATGGTTAAAATCGCCATACAAACTGCTATAATAATCAAAACATTTTTATTCTCAAAGCCTGACAAAAACGCGAGTAAAACTGGTAGGAAATCCCTTTTAAAACTACTTACCATTTCAAACTCAGGGATTATGTGGGTTGTTCTCAATCGCTGTATTGTAATACCACATACAGAAAGACCTAATAATATAATGATAAATGCTCCAGTACCAGATACATTAGAGTTGTAATTTGCACCATCCATGAACAAAGAAAGTCCTAATATAATTAATAAAATGAAAATAGCTGCCGTAGTGATAGTTAACCGTTTTCCGTCTGTTATATGTTTAGAGATAGTGAAATAAAAAAATAGAGGAGCCCCTATAATTCCAATGGCAATACACAACATAATCATAATGAATGAATATCCTATAGCAATTTGTCCCGTATTTTTATTTTGCGCGCTATTCACTAAATAAGTTGCAGTTTCGTCTTTTACCAAAGAAACATCATTTTCATCCACGGGTGTACAAGAAATCAAGTTTCTCTCAAAAGCGGATTCTATGTCTTTTGTAAGATTGCTATTGTTGGTTTCTGCTGTAGATGTGTTCGAATTATCTAGTCCTTCTTTTTTTTGTCCACGGAACCCTTCAATGGTTGATATCGGTGTAGTTAATGGTATAGACGATGGAGGAGATGTCTTAACAGATGATGGAATAATGTTATATTTGTTAACCGGATAAAGTGAAAAAAGTGATTTGGGAATAGTATTATAACTTGTAAAATCGACTTCTGCAATAGAAATAGGGTCCATAAATATGATTACATTATCTATACCACTTTTATAAACAATTTTTGTGGTAGTCTTGTTAATCAATTGATCCAAATTAAAATTAACAGGAGAAAAGTGACGTGGCGGGTTTACTGATATATTTATCAATTTATCTATATCATTTTTGTCTTCATTTGTATATCTTTTTGTTTTAAGTAAAAAACACAAAAACAATTTTTCGGTGGTATTTGTAGAAGGTAATAATTCAATTACCATTTCTGCATCGAACTTGATATCTGTTTGTATATTATGTGATGCCTTAAAAATATATAGATTACTGCATTTATATTTGTTTGTCTCTACACCATTAATAAAAAAGGCATTTGGACGCATTGTAGCACTAGGCATAAAATAGGGTATTTCAATATATCCACCCTTCATTTGTGTTTTTGTAAATCGGTTTACATACACAATTGCTGTGTATAAATCTATAAGAATATCCTTTGATTTATCATATAGCGTATTGTCATCCAATACGAATGGTTGAGTAGGATAATCTGGTTCTGCTGCTGGAGCTGCAGTTAGAGCTGGAGCTAGTGCTGATGGTGGGGCGGATGGTGGTGCTGGTACTGGCTCCGGGTTTTGTTCTGGTTTTGGCTCAGGCTTTGGCTCGGGATTTGGCTCAGGTTTTTGTTCTGGTGTACATAGTTCATTTTTCCATTTTCGGCCTTCTATTATACCGTTATTTAGGTAATGGGCTAATGGGTCTATATTGGAAGTTTTTACATCCGGATTATCATTCAAGTACTGCGTCCTTACTTTTTCACAATTCTCCGGAGATGGTACAGGGTTGGTACATAGCTCGGTTTTCCATTTTCGGCCTTCGTTTACACCAAACCCGGTATAATGGTTTAAAGGGTCTACATTAGCAGTTTTGACATCCGGATTATCAATCAAGTATTGTGTCCTCACTTTTTCACAATTCTGAGAAGACGTACTTTGAGTAGATTGGGAACATACTTCATTTTTCCATTTTCTTCCTTCATATATACCATTATTTAGGTAATGACCAAAAGGGTCTATATTGGCATTTTTGACATCCGGATTATCATTCAAGTATTGTGCTTTTGCTTTTTCACAATTCTCCGGAGATGGTACAGGGTTGGTACATAGATCGGTTTTCCATTTTCGGCCTTCGTTTACACCAAAACTTGTATAATGGTTTAACGGGTCTACATTAGCATTTTTTACATCAGGATAATCGATTAAGTATTGTGCCTTGGTTTTGTCACAATTCTGAGGTGCTAATGATGATGGTCCTGAATAATTTTGATAATTATTCCCTATATCGCAATTTCCAAAATAAAGAGTACTTCCATTTCCATCAAGGCATTTTCCAGATGCCTTATGTTGATAGTTAAAGTACCCATTTTGTGCTGGGATAAGCTTCCAATTTTGATAATCATTATCTGCTTGACAACCGCCAAAATAAAGAGTACTTCCATTTCCATCAAGACATCCACCGGTTGCTTTATGTACTATGTTATTATATCCAGGTTGAGCAGGAACCGGCTTCCAATTTTGATAATCATTGTCTGCTTGACATCCCCCAAAATAAAGAGTACTTCCATTTCCATCAAGACACCCCCCGGTTGCCTTATGTTTTATGTTTCTATAAACAGGTTCTGCAGGTAATGCCGATACTGATGATGTAGGCGCAGGGGTAGAACATAATTCATTTTTCCATTTTCGGCCTTCTTTCATGCCGTTATTTTTATAATGAGCATAGGGGTCCACATTTGCATTTTTTACATCAGGATTATCAATCAAGTA